ACGAGTGTTTGCTGTGGTGATCCCAATAGGTGGTACAACCAGTTCTATGACGTAACCACTAACTCTGTGCCAACAAACGTGCCCACAACAACTACAAGCACTACTACGACTACAAGTACCACTACAACAACTATTGCGCCGTATTTGAACGCCCCTCAAAATCTACAAGTTACCTCAACAAACGAGAGCAAAGTTTATCTAAGTTGGGAACCACCCACTGCCTCAAATGTTGAAGTAGAAAGATACGCCATCTTTTGGTCATGTAACAACTGGCTTACAGGGCAAGCCATTTCCTCTGTACAACCACAAATATCTGTAGAAAACCTAGATTCAGGAACTTCCTGCCAATTCAAGGTTCGTGCTGACAATGACACTTTGTCGGTCTATTCAGACTTTACTAGTGACATAACTGGTGTAACCGCAACTACGACTACAACCTCTACAACTACAACTACTATTCCCGTGGTCCCAACCACCATGTTGCAAACAACAACAACGGAATTACCAACGACCACAACAACGTCGTCAACTGTCCTCCCTACAACTACTACTCAAATCTATGTTCCTTTGACAACCGTTGCCACAACGACGACTGCTGCCGCCACAACCACCAGCACAATACCAAGAACAACGCTCCCAGAGCCTTCCACAAGTGTCGCATCTACTACCTCCATTGTTGTTGAAACCCCCACTACTATAGCAATTCCAACTACAACACTTGCGCCAACCCCAGAACAGGTAGACCCTGCCGTAGCAGCCTTGATAACTACGTTAATAGACAAGAGTCAAGACGAAATTCAATCTGCTGTTGAAGACATTATCTCTAGCGGTGTGAACAATGAAGAGGCTGTGGCGCTTGCCACTAGTTCAGAAGTGTTGGAGGCTATTTCATCTGAAGAAGCCGCCCAAATCTTTGATGCCATTGACACAGGGGAACTGTCTACAGTGCAAGCCGAACAACTCATCACAGCGGTACAGGACGCCCCTGAATCGGTCCGTAACGCCTTTGAATCGGAGATTAACATATTCGGTGAGAATTTTGGTACATACGTTCCTGTTGACTCTAAAGTCAACGTAACCACCCGTAAAACGCTGATAGCCGCAACGGGTGTATTATTTGTAGCACCAACTGTTTCTTTGCCCCCTTCCAGCCCTTCAGCACCGGCTCCAAGCCCGTCTGGCGGAGGTGGGGGAGGAAGTGATACCAGCGGTTCATCTGAGTCCCGTAAACGCCGTTTTGGTATGAGGAATTAATGTTTAAGAAACTAATCAAAGAATTACATGGTTTGGCATGGACTTTGGCTGGTACAGGTCTAGTTTTAATTACTTTATCTGGTCAGGTACGGTCCTACGCCCTTGCCATCAGCGTTTCTACTCTCATTATCCACATTGGTGGGGTTCTTGTAAAAAAAGACGACTGATCACTGAAGTACACTAGATAGTATGCCTCCCACCGTTAGAACAGTCAATTACAACATAACTCGTGGTCTTCCTTTTGAGCGCCTTCTTATCCTAAAAGACCGACGTACACACAGTATGTTAAAACCCACTGACAGTCGTTCTTTTATTAAAACAGGGGACCTGTCAAAAATGGAAATCACTACGGCAATCACCCGTGAAAACGGGATCATGCTTAGTATGACTGCGGAAGAAACCCAAGATTTACCTTTGGGGGACTTGCAATATGACGTGATTGCAACTGTAAAAGGGATTCAGCGTCCTGTCGTTGCAGGTACAATTAATGTAACCGCACTAGATACTGTAACCCCATTGGAGGACGCACAGGCTATGGAAATCCGATTCAAGCAATACACGGATTACCGCCGTACATTTACTTGGAAAGACGCAGATGGAGTTGTTATCTCTGTCCAGAGTGCTTTTATGCAGGCTAAGACATCCACGGGCACTACCGTCATAGACTTGCGATGGTACCCCACCACGCCATCTGAAGCCACTGTAATTGCCCTAACACCCGCCAACAAGCGTGGTTATTTGGCTCCAGCAACTGGTGCCACTCTAGAATTGCACGTTTCTAACACAAACAACGTAGCCGCAGGTTCTTACTCCTTTGACCTTTTTGTACAGGACTCAGCAGGTGACTGGGACTGCCTATCATCAGGAACCCTTGTAGTTGAGGCAGCGGTTTCAGCACCGCCCACATGAGCACTATAGAAGTTACAAGAACCCCTAACAGGTATGTAACGGTCACTCAACAAAAAAACGTATCCACTGTAATTGAACCAGCGGAACAGGTACTAGAAGTAAGTGACCCCGGTGTCGCCGGACCTCCAAACTCCCTTACTATTGGCACAGTTACAACTGCTACTACCGCAAGCGCCAGTATCACTGGTGTTGCCCCAAACCAAGTACTAAATCTTGTTTACCCCACTTCTACCCGCCATGTTCACACTCAAGGGGCTGTTGCAACGACATGGACGATTAACCACGCCTTAGGGGGCTACCCTTCGGTAACCATTGTAGATAGCGCTAAAACAGTGGTTTTTGGGGAAGTTAACTACGTAAGTACTACACAAGTTGTAGTAAACTTTACATCAGCGTTCTCCGGATTTGCCTATCTCACGTAAGGAACCTTAATGGCTCAGAAGTTTCTAACTAACATTGACCTCAACCAGAACCAACTGGTTAACGCCACGTTTGAGATTTTAGGTACCGACCCATCAAGTGGTAACTTTGAGGGACGACTCATCTATAACAGCACCACGGACACCATTAAGGTGTACGCAAACGGTGCTTGGCGCTCACTTCCCCACACTATTGTATCTGGCGGTGGCGCTGGTATTGCTGAAGCACTTACTGTTTCTGAGTCTAATGGTACGGTTACCCTAACCTTAAATGTTGCCGATACCGACTCTGCTGGTCTCCTTTCGGCTACTTTCTGGAATGCCCTTAATGACGCAACTTCTGATGCAACTGCTTCTAAAATTGCAAAACGTGATGGTAACGGTAATTTAAAGGTTGCTACTCCTACAGATGCTGCCCACGCCGCTACCAAGGGGTACGTAGACGCAGCCCGTCAAGGTCTTGATGTTAAACAATCGGTTCGTGCCGCTACGACTGCCCCTGTTCTTCTTGCCTCTGGTCTTGAGGCTGGCGATGTAATTGACACCAACGTCACCCTTGTTGCTGGTAACCGTGTTCTTGTTAAGGATCAGAGTACTGCATCTGAGAATGGTATCTACGTTGTACAGGCTTCAGGTGCCGCAGTCCGTGCGACTGACGCAAATGGTACGGCGGATACTGGCACAGTTTCTGGTGGAACCTTTACATTTGTTGAAGAAGGTTACGTAAACGCAGACTCTGGGTGGGTTGTTTCAAGCAACGGTCCAATTACCGTAGGTACAGACGCAATGAACTGGGTTCAGTTCTCTGGTGCCGGTTCAATCACTGCTGGTGATGGTCTTACAAAAGACGGAAACACAATTAATGCTGTTGGTACAGAAAACCGTATTTCGGTTTCTGCAAACGCCATTGACATTTCGTCTTCATACGTTGGTCAAAATACAATTACAACGCTTGGCACTGTCACCACGGGTACTTGGAACGGCGTAGATATTGCTGTTGCTGACGGCGGTACTGGCTCGTCTACGGAGTCTGGTGCCCGCACTAACTTGGCATCGGCATCAAGTGAAGCCTCAGGTCGTACAACTAGTACTCCTGCCCTTGCTCGTGTAGCAAAACAAGGATGTGCCGCCTCTTCTACAGGTGTTTCAACAACTACAGTTACCCACAACTTTAATACTACTGATGTAACCGTACAGATTTATGAAGTGTCAAGTGGCGCAACCGTAATTGGTGACGTGGTTCGCTCAAACAGTAACGCATTGTCTGTAGTGCTATATGGCACAATTACCGCTAATGCTTATACAATTGTTGTAGTAGGTTAACAATTAAATAGACCCTGAGGGGTCACAGCATAGGAAGCGATTGAGGTCGTGGCACAGCAATTTATAACCCCAATTACAATCAAGCAGTTAACAACTGCTGGCTCTGATGGGTTGACTATTTTTGTTGACGGCGACACCTATGCAAGACTTCAGGTTCAGGCAGGTGGACGGCTTGTATGGGGTGACGGAACTGCTGTTGGTGATGTAAACCTCTACCGTGACGAAGCAAACGTCCTTAGAACTGACGACACCCTAAAAGTACCTACTCTCTTCATTGACGGTATTGAGGTAGACACCACTGGCGCTTCATCTGGTCAGATACTTCGTTTTGATGGTGCCAAGTTTGTCCCATTTACAGGTAGTGCTGGTCCAACAGGTGCAACAGGTGCAACAGGTCCAACAGGCGTTGCAGGTGCCACTGGTCCAACTGGGCTTACAGGTGCAACAGGTGCTACTGGGCCAAGCGGTTCCAATGGTTATGTTGGTTCTGATGGCGCAACTGGTGCGACTGGTTTAACGGGTGCTACAGGACCAACTGGAGCGACGGGTCCAACTGGAGCGACTGGTGCGACTGGTCCAACAGGAGCAACCGGCCTAACTGGTCCGACGGGTGCAACGGGTCCAGTTGGAAACCTTAACTCGCATGAATCTGCACATGCAGCCACTGCTGCAACTCTCCCTAACTCTCCTGCTTATACGGCTGGTTCTGCTGACGACAATAACGGAACTGGCTTTGGTGCATATCTTCAAGCAACAACATATGGCGCACTAAGTGTTGACTCCCACACATTAGATGTTGGTGACCGTATTCTTGTTAAGAACCAACTTAATCAAATCCATAATGGTATTTATGTTGTAACAACAGTTGGTAGCGGTTCTGTATATTGGCGTTTAACTCGTTCATTGGACTTTGACAACAAGGGCGATGATACAGAAGTCCACAATGGCGACTATGTGTTTGTTTCACAAGGAACCGTAAACGGTGGCACATCGTGGATGATGAACTCGTATGGCACCAACCCAGACGAGACAGTAATCATCGGCACGGACGGAATGAACTGGGTCAATGTTGGTGGTGCTGGTCCAGTTGGTGCAACAGGTCCTACTGGCGCAGGCGGTGCGCTAGGTTACTGGGGTTCTTTTTGGTCAAACCAAGACCAAGCAGCAGCAAACACAACAACTGCTTACGCAATCACCCTCAATAATGTTGACCCCAACTCTACTGGGGTTAGTGTTGTTTCTGGCTCTCGTGTTACTTTTGCAAATGCTGGTGTTTATGATATTCAATTCTCTGCTCAGGCTGACAGAGTATCTGGTAGTGGAACTGACACAATTGAAATTTGGTTCCGTAAAAATGGAACTGACATTGCAGATAGCAATACTGTTGTAACTGTTTCAGGTGGTGCAGCAGCGGCTAAAACAGTTGCTGCTTGGAACTATATGCTAGAACTTGCAGCCAATGATTATATTGAATTGGTATGGCGCACATCTGATACAAGGTTAGAATTAATTGCAGATGTTGCAGGAACAAGCCCTACCCGACCTGCAATTCCTAGCGTTATCCTTACAGCCTCTCAAGTTATGTACACACAGGTTGGACCTACGGGTGCGACTGGTTTAACGGGTGCGACTGGTCCAACTGGGCTTACAGGTGCAACAGGACCTACAGGCATCGGTGCCACAGGTGCTACTGGACCACAAGGCGCTACAGGAGATACAGGACCTACTGGCCCAACAGGTTTGACTGGAGCAACAGGTCCTACTGGCATCACGGGAGCCACTGGTGTAACTGGTGCTACAGGACCATCTGGTGCTACAGGAGCAACTGGACCAAGTGCAAATATCTCTGCAACGGATACAGTTGCCCAAGGTCGTTTAACCGGTGATACATCAGTTGCAACAAACGCCGACCTTGTAATTCCTTTTGTTGATGACTTTGACCCAAACAACTGGTGGGACGCAACAGCAAAGAAGTTCACACCAACTATTGCTGGTTATTACAATGTCACACTGCAAGTCTGGTGGACAATTGCCGCTGTTACCAATAATCAAAACAACATTCAAATTCGCAAAAGCGGAAACACTGTTGCTATTTCGCAAACGCAAACTCTTAGCGGTAACGGTTACTCACAAAATATTACAAAACTTGTTTATTTAAATGGTTCTACTGACTATATAGATTTCACTGCTTATACAGGAAACTCATCTGCACAAAGTCTTCAATGGGGTGGAAACTCCAGCGGACAGGGTACTTATTTCTCTGCTGCTTTGATGACAACTGGTGTGGGTGCCACGGGAGCAACTGGCGCTACAGGACTTACTGGAGCCACAGGACCGACGGGAGTAACTGGACCTACGGGCGTTGGTGCAACTGGTCCGACTGGCTTAACGGGCGCTACTGGAGTTACCGGTGCAACTGGTGTAGCGGGCGCTACTGGTCCAACTGGTCCCACAGGCGTAACTGGTGCAACAGGAGTTACGGGCGCAACGGGTGCAGGGGCTCCACTCACAAGTTCTGCAACTGCCCCAGTATCTCCATCTGCTGGCGACCTTTGGTTTGATACATCTACTGGTGCTTCTTACATCTATTACAACTCAGCATGGGTTGAACTAGGTGGTGGCACAATGTCGCCATACCAAGCAACATCTTCTACTCGTCCATCTGCGCCGTGGGTAGGTCAGACAACTTACGAGACCGATACGAACCGTTTGCTTGTGTGGAACGGTACAGCATGGGTTATCCCCAATAGCCCTGCACAGAACCCAACAGGTTTAGAACTGATTACACCTACTTCTGTTGCGGGCACAAACGTAACCCTAACTTCCAGTACGGTAACTTTTTCAGCAGCGTCAGCAGCGAGCATTAACGGGTGCTTTTCTGCGCTATATCAAAACTATAAAATTGAGATATCAATAACAAGTTCTAGCCAAGTTGCATTGCAATACCGTTTTAGAACAGCAGGCACAGATAACTCAACTTCAAACTACGGAAATCAAGCACTTGTGGCAGATTCAACTACGGTTAGCGCAGTAAGGTCAACTAGTCAAAACATAGGCGACCTTGGACAAATGGTATTGTCAGATTTATCGTTTTTTGATATTACTGTGTATAGCCCATTTGAAACTGCGAAAACGGGTATGCTTGTACAAAATGGTTCTGCTGTTGGAGAGGCTTACATGCGTAACCAATCCAATGTTATGAAAGCATCTACAAGTTTTGACGGCATTAGTTTGATTCCTGTTTCGGGGACGATCACGGGAACAGTCCGTGTGTATGGCTATAGGAATAACTAGTCATGCCAGCAATTACATTCCCTGCTTCCCCTTACCAATACCAGATTTACACTGTCGGCTCTAAAAGTTGGCAGTGGGACGGCTCGTACTGGGTTGCTTACTACAACGAAAGCCCAGACATTGTTTACGGAAACGGTTACGACGGTGATGCCACACTAGATGGAACAACAACCGTATTAGGTATGGCACCTTCTTCAAGTGTTTACTCAATGACATCAGACCTATATTTCAACGATTTGACTATTAATGCTGGCGTTCGTCTTGCGCCCAACGGTTACCGTATTTTTGTAAAGAACATATTAAAGTTAAACAACAACTCTATTATTGGTTTTACTACGGGATATTCAACTGCTGGCACAATTCAACAAGGTGGTGCCGCTACAACCGCAGTTATCCACTCATTAGGCGGTTCCGCTACGGGTTACACTGCAACTGCCCCAACTGCTTCTTTGGGGGGCACGGCTTACTTTAGAGTTGCACAGCAAGCAGTTACTGGGTATTCAATTACTGCTTCTGGTGGCCCTACATTCCTGCGTGGTGGCGCTGGTGGCTCAGGTCAGGCTGGCGGTGGCGTAGTAATTGTTGCTGCTCGCTATATATCTGGACCATCTTCTGGAACTGGGTACATCAAAGCCCCTGCAACCGCTCCTGCTGGCGGTGGTGTCATTATCGTTGTATCATCTGCTAGTGCCCTTCCTGCATCTATTTCCACAGATGTAACTGGTCAGAACTCGGGAACCTACATTTATATTAATCAGGTGTAAAACATGGCTATATCTAGATACGAATCAAGTATCGCCAGTCTTGGTAATGACGCAGTTTACGGCACTGGTGCAGATGGAACAGTTGTTATCTCTGCGGATACCACACTGACATCAGACATGAACTATAAAAACCTCACGATTAACTCTGGGGTTATCCTTAAAACTAACGGATTCCGTGTGTTTGTACAAGGGACACTAACTTTAAACGGTTACATCGGGCATGGCACCGGGGCAGGCGCTGAACCAACATCTTCTGTTTCTACAGGAACAGTTGCCGGTACTTCTACATCTACTTCGCTTACTTACTCAGTGGGTAACACTGGTGGAGGTGGCACGGCAACTACTGCTACGCAACTTCCAGTGAGTTATAGACAACATATTAACTCTTTGATAAGTGGAAAAGTAATTCAAAATGATGGAACCATAACAACTATTTCTGGTGGTTCCGCTGGTTCAAGCGGTTCTACTGGTGCAACAGGTACGGCTTATACCGCCTCTGATAACTGGCCCGGTAAAGCAGGTGCAACGGGTTCTCCCGGTGGGGCAGGTGCTACTGGAGCCAATGGTGCATACCCACCAAATGCCACAACAGTAGGTGCAGGTGGAGGCAAAGGTGGAACTGGTGCCTCTGGTACCGCTGGGGCAAGTGGTTCACCGGGAACTGTAACTAACCACACATCTGGACCCGGTGGTGCTGGCGGTTCAGGAGGTGTAGGTGGTGGAATAGTTTTACTTGCCGCAAAGACTATTACAGGAACTGGCAAAGTTATCTCTAGAGGAGTTAGTGGAACCGCCGGTTCTGCTGGTTCTGCTGGCGCATCGGGAACTCCCGGTACTGCTGGGGCTAACGGTGCAACTGGAACTCCGGGCGCAACGGCACCATCAATTGCAGTAATTACGAGCCACAGCCCAGTGCACACCTACCATGCACATAACAACGGACCTCATACACCAAACCACACAAACACTGCCCACGTCGGCAGAAACTTTCATTCCCATTCTACGGGTGGTAGCGGAAAAAGTGCAGACCATACAGGGCACTATCATGGAGCGCACCAAGGACACAATAGCCATCAATGGCATCAGGGAAACTTTCATCATGGTTACCCGCATATTGCTTATATAGACACTACACATCATGATAGTGCTGGCTATGCACATAACCATTACACTTACTCAACTGCAAACATACACCACCAAAGCCCGTCATATAGACGGTACGAACCATACGTGCACAACACAGGTTCAGCAAACACTCCACGCTGGCACCATAGCCCAAACCACCATACGTTAAGTCATACTCCAAATCACACTCATTACGCAGGCGGTGCAGGTGGAGCAGGAGGAGCAAGTGGTACAGGTGGAGCAGGCGGTACTGGGGCACCCGCAGTAACTGGTTCTGCTGGTAAACGTGGTGGCGCTGGAGGAGGTGGAGGTATAATTGTTATAACTGATACAACTCCATCTGGAATCTCGTATGATACGCTGGCTGGACAGACAGCAGATTCAGATAACTACTCAGCATCATCTGGGTATACTTATATTGTTTTGAACGCTTAGGAGACTTAATGACCATTTTTGCAAACCTTTCAAATGCAGAAAAACTGACTATTGCAACTTCTATGAAGGACTCCGTAACTCGTGAACTTTATAGACTGTGCAGTATTCTTGCTATAGACCCCGAGACTTTTGACCCCAACACGTATCCAGACCCGTCATTAACCTTTGATCCTACAATAATTGCAATACATTCTAATTATGGTGACAAGCAAAACCTGTATGATATGTGCCAAAGACACAAAGCATTGACTGAGCAGATACAAACATTAAATAGTTAAAATGAGTCGCCTAGTCTATTGTCCTTCTGAAAACTGTTTAGAAGAGGCTGAAAAACTAGCAAAGGAATTAAAACTTCCCATTCTCGTTGGGGACTCTTCTCAAACTGTTAATTTAAACTTTGATAGAACAAAAGTTCAAATTATCAATACAAACCTACTTATTGCATTTGAAACTTACACAAAAGCAGTTGTCCACAAAGCACACTCAGTGTCATGCACCTTTTTTGAAGATTTTGATATAAAGAACTTGTCTTGTATATATACGTCTGAAGATGGTACCGTAGTTGAGGGTACCCCTGTTTTGGTTGAAAAACGCTATGTAAAGTATATTGCTAGGCTCCCGCTGTTGGGGAGATGGCATGTTGTTTTAAAAAATAAACAAAATGTAGTAGGAGAAGAAGACATAAATGCCATCAGCACCAAATACAGTTAGTACCCCAGTTCCTGCTGTAAATATATATACTGACGTTTTTAATCTAAAAGCCGTTTCAACTTTTATTGATGCCATAGAGCAAGAGTGCTCCGACAGCACTGGGGGTCTGTACTGGGATGACTCTTTTACTGGAAATGGCAGTCTTTCCGACTATAGGTCATCTCTTGCCTGCCATCTTGATCTATTCATGGACCCTAGACAAGATTCTCCTGTAAAAAGTTTATTTACGCAGGAAATTAGAAATAAAATATATGAATGTGTCAATGATTACTGCGAGCAGTACACAGTACATCATGGGCTACATGAACCTTTTAATTTGTTAAAGTATTCGGCAGGTGCACACTACAGAAGCCATTACGATTATGGTCCTGACATGCACAGGGTGTTTAGCATTGTTGCGTATCTTAAAAACACATCAACTGGGGGAGATTTAGAATTGCCGTATTTTAATACAACCATAAAGGCAGAAGAAAACTCTGTTCTTATATTTCCGTCCTCTTACCCCTACACCCACTACGCCAATCCCGTGGTTGACGGGGTTAAATACTCTTTAGTAACATGGTACCGATGAATAACAATTTAAATATCGTCATAATTGGGTCTGGAACTGCTGGTTTAATTTCTGCGCTATCTCTGCAAAAAGCCTTTTCAAACTCATCTATTACTGTTGTATCTTCTAAAAAAATAGGGATAGTAGGGGTGGGCGAAGGCTCTACTGAGCACTGGCGTGAATTCATGCGTATTTGTGAGATACCAACTGAAGAATTATTAGTACGCACAGACGCTACTCACAAATACGGGATTCGTTTTGAAAATTGGACACGTCAAACCCCTGATTACTTCCATAGCGTGTCTGGTGATGAGACCATTTTTGCTTATGGCCTTTACCCAACTTATATGGGGTTTATAGAACGTGAAAAACTATTAACAATGCAAACCACAACTGCTGGGTTGACAGAAAATAAGATTCGTCGTGTAAACCTGCATGAAAATACAAATCAATTTCATTTTGATACTTTTAAATTAAATAACTATTTTGAATCTTTATGCTTTGAGAGAGGCATAAAATTAATGGACGACGATGTTCTGTCCGTGGTGCAGAACCCTGAGACCGGAAACATTGAATCTGTTGTACTGGAGACTCACGGCTCTTTATCTGGCGACTTCTGGATTGATGCAAGCGGTTTTTCCAAAGTACTAATGACCCATATAGGAAACACCGATTGGGAGTCGTTTAGTAAATACTTACTCTGTGACTCGGCTATTGCTGGCCCAACAGAGTCAGACCCCTCTAACCAAATACGCCCATACACTAGAGCACGGGCAATGTCTTCAGGTTGGGCGTGGGAGATTCCTACACAGGAACGACGTGGCAATGGCTATGTATTCTCTTCACAATTTATGGATGAGGATAAGGCAGCAGAAGAGTTATCTAACCTAACAGGTTATTCTTTTGACAAACACCGCCACTTTAAGTTTGATCCCGGATACTTAAAGAATCCGTGGGTTAAAAACTGCTGCGCTGTAGGGCTTGCCTCATCATTTGTTGAACCTTTGGAGGCCACATCCATTGGCAGTACTATCCAACAAATAAAGGCTTTAATTCCTTATTTAGCAAGTTATACTCCTACTTATAAGCACTCACAAAAGCAATACAACAAAGCGATGTCCAGTGTTATGGATAACTTGCTGACAATGATTCGTCTTCATTACATCAGTGATAGGCGAGACACACCATTTTGGCAAGCAGTATCGGAAATGCCAATAAACGACACACTACAAGAAATGCTTGATTTGTGGTCTGAAAGACCACCTATGCGTTACGACGACTTTGGTAGTTTTTACGGGTTGTTCTCGTCTGGTCATTTTATACATGTTGCACAAGGACAAAATGTGCTTAACATACAATCTACAACTAGAGCAATAGATCGTCTAGGTATTCGTAATATTGTTAAAAAAGATATGTATGATAAATCCTCAGGACGCAATAACCACGAATTGGTAGATCATGCGGAATCTCTTAGAAACTTAACTAGGTATGACTAAGAAAAAACACAGATTATACAAAAATGTTTATCAACCAAAAGAAGGTGAACTACTCATCATGCCAAGGGATGAGCGTTTACTAGAGGCATCCCCTTACATAAATACCCATAAGACGTTGCCGGACTGGTTTAAAAACTCATCAAAACAACAAGGGTCTATTCGCAGATGTGCTGGGACATTAGACTACTTGTCTCTTGGGGCAACGCTTCCCTTCTGGTCAAACGCTTACTTCACACCCAACCCAAATATAGAGTTGAAGTGGAGTGTTGAAATGGAAAACCTACCCTTTGGCAATTTCTTTTCAAATGAACCATTTACTTTTGAGTCCACTGGTAAATGCCCTATGACCAGCGTTCGGGAAATAGAAGACGCAGGTTACCCAAAATTAGTAAACCCGTTCATGGTGCGTACCGCTCCGGGATGGTCTACTTTGATACTTCCCCCACTATTTGACCCAAATCCCAACTACACGATAGTCCCAAGCATTGTGCATACTGATGTGTACCACACAATGAATGTAGTACTAAATATCACTACTGGTAACTCTTTTAATATTAAATACGGAACACCAATTGCTCACCTGATTCCCATAAAAAGGAATAAGGATTTTGAAAAGATAGTGGTCGGGACAACGGACGATTACCTGCTTTCATCCGGAAGGGGTTTTGGGGATTCTCCACTGCAACCAATCCCTGCAATTGGTACTGCCGCCCCATACAGGCGATACGTAAAAGTCGTTGACGATAGAATTGAAGAGGAAGAACAGTCTAGTTTTTGGAGCAAATTAAAAAATGGTAAGCGATTCTTTTAAAGAGACTAAAGTTTTTAAACCTTTTGATGTCAACAATCATGGGTTGTTTGCTCTTGCACGGGCTGTCTTTGTAGACGAAAGCAAGTTTGCTGCTCAGGCTGGTCGTTGTGACAACTTAAACTATGCGCCAGTAGGGTTTGCATGGAACCCAGAAACAAAGACACACTTTGGGGCAACGTGGTTTGGCCTACCAAACGTAGGTAATAATAAAGAATTAATAGATGCTGCTCCTGATTTCTTTGTAATGTACTTTGAGTTGTACAAAGAAGACGGGGTGTTTGGCAACTTAGGGACACCTGCACCAGAGATGGAAACACACAACCCACCTATGGAGACACAGACATGGCTGGCAAAGAGCCTTGGAGAGTGGCTCCGCTTGACATATGAATGGTCAAAGGTTACTGAAGAGCCTTGGAATAACACCCAAGCAATTGCAACTCACTCCAAGCGCTTCTTTGAGGTCATGGAGATGCCATCAGAGTTGTATCAAGAAATAGAGAGCATGCCGGACATGCATGTGTTTAGGTACCTTAAAGGTGATTTAAATGCTAGAACACGCCCTACGGAGTTTCCAAACATATCAAATGCTATGAAGGAATGGTTTTCTGCAAAGATGGACCAGTACCCACTTAAAAAACTTGAGGAACGCTTTTAATGGAAGACTTATCCCCCTTACTTGGGGAAACTTACAAACCGTTTATTAAAAAACAAAAGTTAGACAACAAGATATTCAACGCTGTCAGGACCATGAGTTCCAAGAACTATTGGAATCGTGTTAATACGGTTGAGGCGTGGGGATTTGCTACCAAGATTGCAATTATCTTTCCCGGTCTACTTCTTGGCAAACAATTCTGGTGGCTCTACATCTTTGCCATTATCTCAAGTGTTGCCCTTATTTGGACTTCAACCCGTAAAACACTTCCAACAATCATTTTGTTTAACTGCGCTTGGGTTGTACTTGCATCACTTTCAATCCTTAAACACTTCTGGTGGTTCTAAGTGCGTTTTCACGTAGTTAGCCTTCCCCACACAAATACAACAGAAGAGTTCACGGCCTGTGCTTACACAGAGAAAGTCCGTAAGTTCTGCATCATGATGAAGAACCTTGGGCACACTGTGTACTTGTATGCAGGCTCATCCAATGAAGCGCCATGTGACGAATGGATTACGTGCATTACTGAAGAACAGCGCCTAGAGGCAGTTGGTAATAACCATTACTCAGCGGCTTCTTTTGACTGGAATCTTCCTCACTGGCAGACATTTAATGGTAATGCGATTAGGGAGATTGGCAAACGCCTTGAACAGCAAGACTTTATTTGCCTAATTACAGGTTATGCTTCCAAGCCCATTGCAGACGCATTCCCTCAAGCACTCAGCGTAGAGTTTGGTATTGGGTATGGTGGTTCATTTGCAGACTACAAAGTGTTTGAGTCTTACGCATGGATGCACTCCTGCTATGGATCTAAGGTAACTGACCCTCATGCCCTTGACGGCAAGTTCTTTGACACGGTAATCCCAAGTTACATTGACATTAAAGACTTCCCATTACAAGAGACACCAGATGATTACTATTTGTACATCGGTCGTCTTATTGATCGTAAGGGCTACCAGATTGCCGTAGACGTGTGTAAATTGCTCGGTAAGCGCCTAATCATCGCTGGGCAGGGCATTCCCCCAGAATACGGTGAATACGTCGGTGTAGTCGGTACAGAGGAGCGGGCCAAGTTAATGGGTGGCGCTATTGCCACCTTTACCCCCACTCTGTATGTTGAGCCTTTTGGCACTGTTGCTATTGAGGCTATGGCATGTGGCTCCCCAGTTATATCTACCGACTGGGGTGCATTCACGGAAACAGTTATTGATGGCGTGACGGGCTTTAGATGCCATACCTTACAAGAGTTTGTGGATGCCGCTGAAAACGTCAAAACCCTTGACCGTAAAGCCATTAGTGAGTACGCCAAGGAGCGATACGGTTTAGATACTGTTGCCCTAATGTATGACAAATACTTTAATCGGTTGTTGTCTTTGTGGGGCGCTGGCTGGTACGAACTGCGCTAAACTGGGTGCATGGAATATCCTTACATCAAACTGGTCATGCCCCCCTCACTTGCAAAAGTGCCTAACGGTAAAATGGATGCCGCTTTACTTGCAAAAGTAAAGTGTGGTGGTCAAATGTGGATTACCGCCGCTAAGTCCTTCAATGCTTTGTACGACGCTGCTTTAGCCGCTGGTATTGAACTTAAGAACATTGGTGACTACCGCCCACTTGAGCCAGCATTAAAGTTGTTTCTTGAGCGTTACTCCAAAGAAGATAAAGGTCGCAAGCCACAGGTAACCCGTACCTACGAAGGTGCAACTTGGTACCTCAAGCCCGGTATGGCCCCCTGCTCAACTCCCGGTAAGTCAAACCACGGATGGGGCCTTGCTATTGACCTTGGTGTAGAAATTAAGGGCAAGATTGAAAGCCTTTCGGCGCACCCTAAGATGCTTAAGTGGATGTGCACCAATGGTCCTAAGTATGGTTTCTACCTTCAAGGTTCTGACCCTAAATCAGCAGAGTTTGAAGCATGGCACTGGCAGTACTGCATCGCAGATAAAGTGCCTCCCGCATTGAAGCCTGCGTAATACTTGCTAATATAACTAAATGGCAAGTCGTAAACGGGGCATAAACCCTAGCAAAATACAAGACTTCAGAGGCACTTCTACCTACACGGGTACTGGTCGTATTGAGCAGGAACGTGAACGTATACGTGAAGGGCGAGAAGCAGCCTTTCCCACCACTTCTTTAAGTGAGATTCCATGGGTACCCGGAAACAACCACCCACCCGATGAAAGTAGCCGTGTAAAAGCCTTTAAATATATCCCAACCAACCCCGGTGACGGTAAGTTTCTTGGTGACTACTACGGTACGATCTTTGTTAGATTTATTAAAAAGGGAACCCCATGGAAGTACACTGCTGTTCCACAGACTGTGTACGAGCAATTCTTTTCAAGTCCTTCTAAAGGTTCTTTTATAAACGCAGCATTAAACCAATACCCTTATTCAGAAGCCACAGCAGACGAAATAGGGGCTTACTTTCAGGATATGTAAATGATCATCGTAGGTATATTAGTTGTTGTAGTACTTGTCGCATCTTGGTTTCTGTTTAAAGATTCTATGAACCTTGTGCAATCCGTGGGCAGTCTGTATTGGATTACCCGTAACTACGTTCGTAAAGGCACACCCATAGTGTCTCTTGGGTTTATGCATGAACTTGATAAACCGTGGCGAACTGGCAAAGGTGTTCAATTCCGCTTTAGAAAACATAGTTTTCAAATAGGGTTTTGTAAAAAAACAACCCCTAAAAATGAAGAAGAAGGCATCTTAAATGCTGTCGGTGGGCGTATGCTAGACACAACTGCTCACGAGATTGGCAACTGGTAATGGCGATATTTAAAAAGAAATCAGATGATTCAATCCCTTCTCCTTCTCGCATACAGAAGATGTCAAATGCTGATCTACTGGATTGGCTAAACAACAGCATCATGTTTCTTGGTGGCGCTTACGACCAGTGGCGTTTCCATGATGCTCCTTTAGAACTTGTTAGTGAGCAAGTTGACATTGTGAATACTCTCTGGCTAGAGTACGTGTCACGCCAAAACAAAAAGGACTAAAGTGAGCAAAACAGTAGTAAACATGTTGAATGAAATGGCAGATATTGTTTACGGGTACCCCAAACAAGTTGCAGAACTTGACGCACATGGTAAAGTTGTCATCAGTAGTAATGACATTTTCTGTGTTTTAGAAGAGGCTTTAGAGTTCCTAAAAGATCACCATATGTCCACCGTACCTAGTGAAAATCAACTAACATTGTTCTAACTCTTGGGTTCATCACGTTCCCCCTTTCCGTGTGACCTCCTCCCCAAGAGTTTGTAAATGCCCTCGGTTTAACACCGGGGGCATTTACTTTTGTATGATAGAGATGTGCTTACAGATGAAGAACTAGAAGAAAACCTAATCCCCGAAGACGAATTCACAGAACTTGACGATACGTCGGCAGAGTTTTTAGATGAGTTAGTAAAACGGGGAGTCATATTCACCGAAGCCTTTACTGACACTAAATTCTTCCCTTACCAGTTACCTATTGCGTACCGTTTAATTGAATCAGTGATTCTTGGTGACGGCGATGAAATGACAGTGATTGCTACACGCCAGTCAGGTAAATCGGAAGTACTGTCTAACGTGCTTTCTGCCATGATGGTGCTCCTTCCCAAACTTGCCAAGGTCTATCCAACGTGGCTTGGTAAATTTGAAAAAGGATTCTGGGTTGGTGTTTTTGCTCCCGTAGAAGATCAAGCAGACACTGTGTTTGGACGTATCGTAAGCAAGTTAACTAGCGACCATGCAATGGACTTTTTGCTTGACCCTGAGATTGACGACAAGGCGATGTCTGGTGGGTCACGAGGAAAAGGTCGCATCATTACCTTGAAGAACTCTGGGTCACTTTGCCGTATGCAGACTTGTAACCCCAAAGCAAAGATTGAATCTAAGACTTATCATTTTGTCCTTATTGACGAGGCTCAAGAAGCCGACGAGTTCATGATCACTAAGTCAATCAAACCGATGTTGGCGTTTAACAACGGTTCTATCTGCCTCACAGGTACGGCTAACCGCCAGAAGTCCTACTTCTATAAAATGATCCAGTACAACAAAAGGCGTGAAGTAAACGGTGGACGCAAAGTACGCCAATGCCATTTTGAGTACGACTGGAGGGTTGCGGCTAAATACAACCCTAACTATGCCAAGTTTATTTCTAAAGAAAAACTACGCATTGGTGAAGACTCCGAAGAATTCCAAATGTCCTACTGCAACAGGTTCATGTTGGAACGAGGCATGTTTATAACCGAGGAACGGTTAGAGCGTTTGTTTGACGTGCAGATGCCCCTTGTAAGAAGTTGGTGGCGCACCCCTGTTGTAGTGGGTATTGACGTTGCCCGTTCCACTGACTCCACCGTAGTGACGGTTCTGTGGGTTGACTGGGACCATCCAGATCCATTTGGTTTCTATGAACATCGTATTCTTAACTGGCTTGAAATCAACAACGAAGAATGGGAAGCCCAGTATTTTCAAATCATTGACTTTTTGAGAAACTACGATTGCCTGCGCATTGGAGTGGACTCCCAAGGTGTTGGCGGTGCTGTGGCAGAACGCCTCCAATTACTTCTCCCCAACATTGAAGTCATCGGAGTTTCTTCGGATTCTCGGGCACAGCATGAACGGTGGGTACATCTTACCGAGTTGATTCAGAGAGACCAATTAGTTATTCCAGCCCACTCTAAGGCTAAAAGAGTTAAGTCTTGGAAAAGATTTACTCAACAAATGGGGGACCTTGAAAAGATTTACAAGGGTCCTTTTATGCTGGCAGAAGCCCCAAATGAAAAGGGAGCCTTTGACGACTATCCCGATTCTCTTGCTATCGCATGTGCCATGACTATCTACGAAACACTTCCAACGGTGCAAGTAGCAAACAATCCATTTTTCAGTCGTTAAAAGTGGTAATCTAGTACGTAGTATCAAACCCCCCATTTGGAGGAAATAAGTGAATGTAGCCCCCGCACCAATGTTCCCAGAGCGTTCACCAAACGTCTTTGAACGTACCTATGCACCTAGCATCCCGATGAACAAGGGACCGCTTCGTTTTGAGGAAGGTGTCGCAACTGACACCGACGTTCCAAATGACTTTGCCCGTGGCGCTTATTTTGACACCTCATCGGCTCCCGGTCGCATGAACCACAACAACCCTGAAGGTGTTTTCAAACACCCTATGGACACCATGCGTGAGCGTGCTCACGTAGGTTCCGCATCTTGGATTGAAGCCCCAACTGTATTGTCTGACTTCGTTCAAGGCGCAATGGCTGGCGACGGAATGCCACAGTTTGAGCGTGCCTTCAACCCGGGCACACACACCAACCGCATGAATGCCACGGTCGTTAGCGACTAAATGGATTCCGCCGCTTCATCCACAGAAGGCGGCAGCGGTTCAGTAGACGCCAGTGCAGGCGGAGAGGGGAGCGGCGACGCTCCCCTCACTACTACCCAATCTGGGTTGCCCATTGCACCAGTGTTTGCAGGCTTTGCCAATAAGTACTTGCGTCGTAAGTGCTTCAATGATGGACATGACTCTTGTAGAAAGTGATTTAAGTAATGCCTACTTACATTAACCCTGAAGGTGTAAACAACCCATGGGGTATCCGCCTTACTGATTTCCACAAAAGACTTGCTCAAGTAACACCTGAAGAAGTAGCACATTATTCAGACCCTAAAGGTGGTCTTGAAGAAGCAAAGTCAACTTTTTCTGATATCTCTAAGAACACAACCCGCACTATCAAAAGTGGTCGGGAAATGCGTGGTGGTGGAAAACCAAAAATGTTCTCAATGGACAGCGCAAAACTTCGTGCAAACGATGTGTCGGGTATCCCTCAAGTACTTAACCATGTACAGATGGTGCAATACCTAGAACCTTCTGATACCCATGGTAAAGGGTGCAACACATGCGGATACGAAACAGCAGGTTGCAGTAGTGCTTGTTTATCTGAATCTGGTCAATTGGCTTCCCCAGCCGCACATATTGCTAAAGAAGCCCGTACCAGTATGGCTTGGGAGCATCCTGCACAGTATTTAGGTTTGCTAAATAATGATATTCAAACCTTTTCTAGGAAAGCACAAAAAGCAGGGAAGACTCCTGTTGTGCGTATGGGTGGAACTTCTGAGTCTTTGTTGCACCTTATGCAAGCATCTGAAGCAATTATTGCTGGTAACCCTGAAACGCAATTTAGTGAATATTCTAAAGTAAACGTTAGAGACGCTATTCGTCCTGAACGAGAAGTGCCCGCAAACCACCCTAACCAGTTTATTATTCCTTCCATTACTGAAAACACCACAACTGAACGTATGAGGCAGTTTAGGGATCAGGGAAGAAACATGGCAGTTCCCTTTAACAGAGTCCCCCACTCTACGTATGACCCAGAAATAACAATGGTTGACCGTAAGAATGATCGGGAAACTTTCCCAACTTTGGCTAGCCCAGTTACAGGAGAAGCACTTGGGGATGCCACAGACATCCGAGTACTTGATACTGCCATTACAGGAGTTGCAGGAGGTATTGTTCCCCTTGGTGCTAAGTCAGTTCAAAAAACAGATGCTTCTGGTAAAGGTACAAAAAAAGTACAAGACACTCCTTTTATCCGAGAAGTAGACCCTGACGCTCAATACGCCAAACTAACTGCGAGCACTGCCGCTCGGGTAGACCTTCCCACCCGCAAGGGACGCAACTCTGCTTTCCGTGGAGAGTAATGGACCCTGCACTCGCTACCATCGTTGTTGCCGTAATCACGACCGTTGGTGGGCTTGTCGGCCTAGCCATTAAAGAGTTCCGCAGTATGCGTGAAAGCAATAACAGAGACCATGGTGCTGTTATGCGTAAATTAGATAATGTGCAGACTGGCGTAGACAAAGTAGCAGAGCGTTTAGACGATCATATTGATTGGCATCTGAAGAAGTAACGCTTGCGTAGTTGAATACAATGTTGTTAACATTGTGATAGTGTTTGTGAACAGATAAACAACTACCACAAGGAGCCGACATGAGTGCACTTTCAGACGCTTTAAAAGCGCCTAGAAATCCAGCAGGTGCAAACGCTTGTAAGTTTATGCAGGTTTTTAACGCTCTTGATGATGAAGACAAGATCAATATTGAAGAGTCTGTTTCGCTTATTCGTAATGACGTAAGCATGGGAAAATCTAAGCAATACAGCACTTCATGGTTAGCAAAGATTTTAAGAAGTGTTGGTCATGACATAAGTGTAAGTAGCGTTCAACGACATGTAAACAAGGAGTGTTCCTGTGAGCGAATTATCAAGTGAGTTAAAAAAAGGACCGCCAGAATCTAAATCTCAAGCGCTTGGTCGTCTTGTTGAAATTTTAGATCGTCAAAACATTGACATCAATGAGATTGGTTCTGTAAAACGAGTAAGTATCTATCAGTCTTTAACCAAAGACAAAGAGGGTGAAGCAACTATTCACGACCTCTCCGCTATTCAGTTTTCCCCTAAATGGGCTGAAGGTCCTGAATGGGACCCAGTACATCAAGGTCCAGCAGTTAAGTTACCGACGAGTAACGTAATTAAAGCACCAAAGAAAACAGAATGGAATACTGCTGTAGTCCTACCTGACATGCAGATCGGTTATTTCCGTAATGCGGCAGGTGAATTAGAAGCCATCCATGATGAAGCGGCTATTGATATCTGTGTAGCAATGATTAAAGATCTAAAGCCAGCAAAAATAGTCATGCATGGTGACAACCTTGACTTTGCTGAATTTGGCAAATACCGCCTTAGTCCTGCTTACGCACTGACTACTCAAAAGGCAATTGACTACGCAACCATCTTGATGGCTCGTCTTCGGGCTACTGCCCCTGATGCTGAGATTGTTTGGCTCGCAGGTAACCATGAAGAGCGCCTTGTTAACTACACGCTAGATAACGCAAAGGCTTCTTTTGGACTACGTCGTGGAGATACCCCTGACAATTGGCCTGTTTTGTCAGTCCCATTCTTGTGTCGTTTTGATGACTTCAACATTAAGTACGTCCCGGGGTATCCTGCTGGATACTATTGGATCAACCAAAAGTTGAAAGTAATCCACGGTACCCGTGTGAAGAGCAACGGCTCTACCGCACACATGTACTTGGCTAACGAAAAGACCTCAGTGCTCTATGGGCACATTCACCGACGTGAGTGGGCAGAAGTGACCCGTGAGGATTACGACGGGCGTAAGACGATTCTAGCGGCCTCTGCGGGCTGTCTTGCTCGTGTTGATGGAGTAGTTCCTTCCACTAAAGGTGGGATTGATCTTGATGGTCGTCCGATGATCATTACTGAGAACTGGCAACAGGGACTTTGTGTGGTTACTTACAAAGACGGTGATGCTGAATTTAACCTTGAAATGATCCCTATCCGTGAAGGTTGGGCGATGTACCACAACAAGGAGTACACAGCGTAATGACTACCATTGTGGCGATCCAAGGAGAAGGCTTTTCTTTAGTCGGTTCAGACTCACGTATCTGTGATGTGGACGAAAGCGGTTATGTAAGCATGACCACCACCCTAAAAGGGACTTCAGCAAAAGTAGCCGTTAATGGTAAGTACTTGTTAGGGGCGGCTGGGGACGTTCGGGCTATCAACATCCTTCACCACGTCTTTACCCCACCTCTTCCGCCAGCAGGCTGTGAAGGTCAAAAACTAGACAAGTTCTTTACCATGAAGTTCATCCCCGCTCTAAGAGGTTGTTTTGAGCAACAGGGGTACGCCATGCCTACCAAGGATAGTTCCGCCCACGTAGCAGAACAAGGGTCAACGATCCTTGCTGTTATCAACAGCACTATCTACGTAGTAAATGGCGATTATTCATGGTCTAATGACCGTAGTGGCATCTACGCCCTTGGATCGGGCGCTCAGTACGCTGTAGGCGCTTTGCATGCCCGAAAGCCTAAGAAAGACTACACAATGGCTAAAGCCCGTTCTGAAGCGCTACTAGCCCTTCAGATTGCCTCTAGATTTGACCCCCACACTGGACCCCCGTTCAACTGTGTTGTTCAAAACTAGTATCATAGTTAAAGAAACCCCAAGGAGTGCTAATGAATAATACCCGTTCTCAAGTTACTGACCAAACCCTTAAAGGTGTTGTTCTTGGCGCAGTTGTGTATGGTTTGACGAAAGCAAACGTAGACGCTGAATATATTGCATCCGCCGTTCCTGTAGTTACTATTGTTCTTGCTTACGCAAGTACTAAGTTTGGTGACCCAAAAGTTGCTTCGTTTATCAGCAAAGTAATCAAAGAACTTCCTGCCATTAAAGAAGAAATTGAAGAGACAAAGGTTGTTAAGCCAGTTAAAAAGGCTGCTGCTAAAAAGCCAGCCGCCCCCAAAACTCCTACAAAGAAGTAGTGTTTTAAACAATGTCAATTGACTTTTGGTCACCCTCATATAGAGCATCTTCTAGCGACCTTACGGTTGCCATCTCCCCTCTTGGGCTTGTAGAACTTGCCGACGAAGAGTTTGAAGTCCACGGACCCCGCTTAAACAGATACTCAGCCGCATGGGCTTGGTACCTTGGTCACCACTGGTCGTACCGCCGTGAGATGGGTGAGTCACAGTTCTACATGAACTATGTCCGTACCATGTCGGATTACATCACCAACTTCTGTTTTGGTAAAGGCGTTCAGTTTCGTTGCCCAGAACAAAACGGTGCAATTATCCCCCACCTGCTCCATAAAGTATGGGATGTAGATAATAACAAGCACTACGTTCTTTGGGAAATGGGGCAGTTGGCTTCTGTAACAGGTGACTGCTTTGTCAAAGTTGCCTACGAAGAACCTTACGTTGATGGGGCAAACATCCCACACGAAGGTCGTGTTCGCATCATTCCTTTGAACCCAGCACATTGCTTCCCCGAGTACCACCCTCACGACCGTGACCGCTTGCTTCGCTTTAAACTTAAATACCGTTTCTGGGGCACATCTCCAGAAGGTACACGTCAGGTATACACCTTTACGGAAATCCTTACAGACGACCTAGTGCAACAGTTTATTAACGATGAGTTGATTGACGAATACCCCAATGCAATTGGAACTGTGCCTGTTGTGCATATTCCAAACACAACTATTTCTTCATCACCTTGGGGTCAGTCAGATATTTGGGACATCATCCCGCTTAACCGTGAACTTAATGAAAAGATGGCAGAAGTTTCTGACATCATTAACTACCATGCTGCCCCAGTGACCATCATCACAGGTGCTAAGGCTTCTCAATTAGAGCGTGGACCTAAGAAAGTTTGGGCAGGTCTTCCTAAAGATGCAAGCGTTTTCAACCTTGAATCTAGTGGAAACATGGCAGGCGCTATGGAGTTCATCATGTTCCTCAAACGTACAATGCATGAAATCACGGGTGTTCCTGAGACAGCACTTGGGCAGTTCCAACCAGTATCTAACACATCAGGTACCGCATTGGCTATCCAATACCAGCCAATGATGAACCGTTTCAGCATGAAGAAAGTGCACTTTACTAAGGGTTTAGAACGGGTAAACGAAATCATCATTCGTACTTGTGCCCTGTTTGAGCCACAGTTGCTTGTGTACGATCCAACTAAAGCGGCTCCACCAGAGCGTGATCAACTTCCTCAATTAGATCCTGCTGACCCTTTGACATACCGTACAAGTGTCCACTGGCCTGAGCCGCTTCCTGTTGATGCTCTTATCAAACTCAATGAAGTTCAAGCAAAGATGGCTCTCGGTCTTGAATCCAAGCGTGGTGCTCTACGCACACTTGGTGAAGAATTCCCGAATGAGAAGATGCTGGAAATCTTTGAAGAACTACAAGATGACGCCGAAGACCAAGGCGCTCTTGACATGCTTCGTGCTCAGATTAGTCAAGCAGTAATGCTTGCTACTGGGATGATCCCGGGACCCGGTGGTCCCGAGATGGCTTCTGCTGGAGGTGCTAATGTATCTCAAGCAGGTGGTGGAGGCGGCGGTGCCGCACCACTACCGGGTCCTGCTATCAGTCCGATGGCAGAACAGATGGTAAACAACTTGGTAAGTAAAGCATACGGTGCCCGTTTCGCTCAGAGACGAGTACCGGATGAGGATGACTAGAAGAATCATTAACAAAGTTCATATTTGACCAACTAAACAAGGTAGGAATACATATGGGTAACCAACCCTCTGAGGGCGACGTCCTCATTATCCCCAGTGACACCCCAACTCCAAAAGAAGAGGCTCCCAAGAGCAAAGTCTTTACGGAAGATGAAGTAGAAAGTATCCGCAAACAGGAAAAAGATAAACTGTATAAGCGGATTGAAGAAGCAGACTTTCGTACGAAAGCAATGGAAGAGCAGATGAACACCATCGCTCAGGAACGTGAAGCAGCCCGTAAAGAGGCTGAAGACCGTGCCAAGCAGGAAGCAGAATTGCTCCGCCAGCGTGAAATTGACGAAATGTCGGCTAAAGAACTACTTCTCAAGCGTGAAGACGAGTTTAACGCCAAGATCCAAGATCTAGAATCTGATTATCGTAAGCGTTTTGAAGAAATTGAAATGCAACGTCAGACTCAAGAAGCGCTCCTTGACAAAGAGCGTCGCCTGCAAGAATTGAATACATACCGTCAAGGTCGTATCCACGCCGAATCAGAGAACATCATTCCAGAATTACTAGATTTAGTTAGTGGTAATTCGGAAGAAGAAATTGAAACATCTATTAGTGTACTTAGGGATCGCAGTTCTGCTATCCTTGAATCAATCCAACAAGCGGCTCAGCAATCTCAGGGACGCTTGCGGGGGGCGCCGGTAACGGCTCCACCTATTGGGCCAATGGAAACTCAAACGGAATACCAAACAGTGACTGCGGATGATATCCGCAATATGACAATGGATCAGTACGAGAAGATGCGTGACAGGCTCCTCAATGCCCGCTCCTCACGGGGCAGGTTCTAAAAACCCAACTATAAACCCTAATCCACGGAGGATTAAATACAATGGCCCTTCCAGCCCCCACAGGTGGCGCTATTACAGGTGCCGGTCTTGGTTCAATTACCACGACCGGTTACTCAAGTGATGCAACACTCTCTCCCGCAATCCAGCAAATTTGGTCAAAGGAAATCTTGTTTCAAGCGATGCCAGTTCTTCGCTTTGAGCAGTTTGCTGTAAAGAAAACTGAACTTGGTGTTATGCCCGGTCTCACAATTAACTTCATGCGTTACAACAACCTCGCAGTTGATGACTACGCTGGAGCAGAATTGACCGAAGGTGTACGTATGGAGCCAGTCGCTCTGTCCGCAAGCCAGATTCAGATCACAGTTAAAGAACAAGGTCAGGCTGTTGCCGTCACCGAATTGTTGCTCAACGCATCATTTGACGACGTAATGGCTTCGTCCAGCCGTTTGCTCGGTCGTCACATGGCACAGTCCATGGACGTTCAGGCTCGCAACACCCTTTACAGCCCCGGAGTTCCTTTCGGTGGCGGTGCGGCTGTTGCTCCAAGTGTTGTGTTCGGTCGCAATGTTGCCGCAAGCCGTGGCTCTATCGCTCCTTACGAATACTCGGCTGCTGGCTCGGCTTCGGCTCCCGGATACCTTTCACCTGCAACCGTTAAAGACGCAGTTGAAGTTTTGGCTAACCAGAACATCCCACGCCTTGGCGACACCTATGTTTGCTTCGTACATCCATCACAGGCACGTTCATTGCGTGACTGGCCTGAGTTCATTGAAGTCACGAAGTATGCCGCTCCCGGCAACTTCATGCTCGGTGAAATCGGACGCATCTACGACGTAGTGTTCATTGAAACCACTCAGGTTCTTAAGGGTCAGGCTGGCACAGATATTGTTGACCTTGCTCCTGCTACCGCTGGTTATCAGGACCCAACGGCTGACTCATACTCAGCGATGATGATTGGTGACAACGCCTTCGGACAAGCCATTGCATTGCCAGTGGAACTCCGTGACGGTGGCGTCATTGACTTCGGTCGTGAGCATGGTTTGTCATGGTACGCAATCTGGGGCTTCGGTGTTATC